GTTCAGACTGGACGTTTCAATAATATTCCAATGCCAGAGACTCAGTACTGTCAGAACTTCATGATTCAAGTAGAACAGTCAACCTTTGAGAAGATTGCGTCAAAGGAGGTGAACTGGAACTTCTCTGATTTGGAAGAGGATGGTATCTACGACATGCGTCTTGCAATGGAGAACTCTTACCTATTTGGCGTTAAGAATGTTATCAAGCATATCGCTAAGGAGGGTATGAATACTTGGTTCACTGGTGGTATCTGGTGGATGGCAGGAAAGGATATCGAGGTTGGAAAGTGGGATGCAGCAAAGAGTTGTGCAGTTATTTCAGATGAAGACCTCGTCGATATCACCAAGGATTTGTTTGTTGGTACTGGTATTGGAAACAAACGTAAGATTCTCCTCTGCGGTTCAGACATGCTTTCTGCATTCTCTAAGATTAAGAGTGACAAGTTCCGTCTGAAGGACACCGTTGAGGTTTGGAACTTGAAGTTTAAGTCATGGGATACAGACTTTGGAGAGGTTCTTACTGTTCATCATGAGTTGTTTGATGTTAATGGTATGAGTGATTGTGGCTTCGCTCTTGATCCAGAATATTTGTCTAAGAAAACACATATCTCTTGGGGTCGTAATATTCTTGACTTAAAGAAAGCAGGTATTCGCAACACCGACGCTGTAGTTATTCAGGAGGTCAGTTGTCTATACTTGCGCTATGCTAAAGCACATGCACGTATGAAGCTTGCGCACGCCTAACACCAAATCACAATTAATAACACTAAGGGGTGGGATTCTCGTACATCCCATCCCTTTTTATTTATAAAGACATGACAAAGCATTATATATCTGATTCGCATATTGCGATAAACGTTACTCTTGATGGTGGAGAAAGTGTGCATTTATCTTTTATAGCACTATCAAATGGTGGCAGCGTCTTTTCAACTGATAGTGAAGAATTGCAGAATGCTATCGAACGACACTATCGTTTTGGAGATTTATTCACCCTTGACCATGTTGAGGAACCTAAGAAAACATCAGAGACCGCTAATGGAGAGTATACCCCTGTTAAAGAGAGTGAGGACGGCAATATCCAGAAGATTACAGTGAACGACTTGGGAGAAGCTAAGAACTACCTTGCAGACACATTGGGCATTAGTCGTACGTCACTCCGCAGCCTTAAGACTATCCTCGAAGTTGCAAAGGCTAATAACATTGAATTCGAGGGTTTGGATAAGTAACAGCTTTATACAATGAAAGTATATCGTCTTGATGAAATAGCAAAAGATGTTCGCATAGCAATAGACCAAAATATGTCCAGTGACACACTGATAGGTTTTGATGATGTGGACACTCTTTCCTTAAACGATATTATCAAGTCAAAGGTTACAGACGCTGTAAAAAGAATACATAGCACGGCACCTGTATACCTACTTGATGGAGGTAACAACTTTGGAGACGCGATTTATTGGAAGGAACTTGAAAGTGGTTGGTGTCTGCTTCCTGAGAACTTCATGCGTCTTGTAGTTTTCCAAATGGATGACTGGGATCGTGCTGTATATCATGCTATCAGTGAGGATGATGCAGAATACAAAAAGCAAAGTAGCCGCTTTAAGGGCATACGTGGTACTCCCCAGAAACCAGTATGTGCAATCGCTATTCGTCCAGAAGGTAAGGCTTTGGAATTTTATTCTTGCAAGAGTGAGAACGCTATGGTAAGTAGGGCTGTCTATCTTCCTTATCCAGTAATTGATGAAGATGATGGTATCGAGATTTGTGAACGTTGCTACCAAGCTGTAGTTTACACCATAGCATCATTAGTATTAACAACTTATGGCAATGCTGATTTAAGCAAGGCGTTGTCAGATTTAGCAAAATCAGCATTAATATGAGTTCAGTGAAAACAACACAATTAGATGGCGACGTATCTGTTGGTCGTAATACTTCTATAGGAGGAAATATTACTATACAAGGTGGCGGACGTGTTAAAGGCACTCTTACAATAGACGGCTGGCTTGATGCAAAGAATATCAAGGGTTCTAACAAAGGTGTCTTTACAACTGTCGAGAAACTACGTGAAGCATACCCACGTCCTCACGATGGTTGGTGGGCAATTGTTGGTAAATCATTGCCAAGCCCTATCTACGTAGGAGACGGTGGAGAGTGGGTCGCAACAGGAGAGTCTGGCGGTACACCAATGCTTGAAGATGCCAATGGTGCTTTGCGACAAGCTATTGACGATGCGAAGAACAAAGCGAACGAAGCCAAGAAGGCTATCGAGGATATGGTTAGCAGTCTGCCTATTGTGCAGGAGGCAGGCGACAGCTCAACAAAAGTGATGTCTCAAGCTGCTGTGACAAGGCTCATTGAAGAATCGTCACAAAAAGGAAAAGTGATGAACATTACTTCCTCTACTCCTTACACGGATGGAAATTACCTTGCAAAGGGTACTATTGGTAGCTTAGTAGGCATCGAGCACGACTATACTGGTAGGTTGACGGCTGCTATTAATCTTGAAGCAGGAGAGGTGTTAGAATGCGATATACCGACATATCACTACGTAGGTTATGCCGCACTTGCAGAAGTAGTAGATGATAAGTATAAAGTGTTAGCTATTCTTGATGGAGATAACGAGGATGCAGAACACAAGGCTCACATATTCTTCGTAGCAACACACAAGATGAATGTCGTAATTAGCGGAAGATATGGTGAAGGGTGGAAAATCGTCAAAAGAAACTTATCTATTGAGGAAAAACTCAGCTTAAAAATGCGAAGACTTGATGGACAAACAGCTAACATCACATCCTCTACTCCTTACACGGATGGAAATTACCTTGCAAAGGGTGCTGTAGGTAGCTTAGTAGGCATAGAGCACGACTATACAGGTAGGTTGACGGCTGCTATTAACCTTGAAGCAGGAGAGGTGCTGGAATGTGTTATACCTTGCCGCAATTACGTAGGTTACGCAGCACTTGCAGAAGTAGTAGGAGACAAGTATGAGGTGTTAGCAGTGCTTGATGGAAAAGAAGAAAACGGAAATGTTACCAAAGTCAGCTATACTGCAGATAAGAAGATGCAGGTAGTAGTTAGCGGTCGCTTCGATAAAGGTTGGGATATTGTTAAAAAAACACCTACTATCGAGCAGCAAATAGCCAATCTAAGAAGTAGTAAGTCAAGTAATCAACTTCCAAACAAGAGCTTATCAGAAGGTAGTATCAGTGAATTGAATAGAGATTGTGAAGAGTTGCTAAATGTTATGACAACACAGCAACCTTATGTGTATAATAGTGCTAATGTTGTCGAATTTCCTGCTCTAATGATAGTTACTGATGAACACGGAAGCACAGAAGCGACGGAAAGAGCATTAAAATATGCTGAAGAGCACAATGTTATATCGGCAACATTATCGCTTGGTGATACCGGCTCGCCATTAGATGTGTACGGTGAGTTGGCAAAAAACAGCAAAAAGCCATTTCTTCTCACTGTTGGAAATCATGATATGAGTGACCACTACACATCTGAGCAGCAACTGATGGAGAACTGGTACACAAAAGAGCATTCTACGAAACTTGGGGCTAATTTTCATCAAAAAGAAAACAAGCCGTTCTATTATTATGACATCCCATCTCTCGCTAATGGAGCTCAAAAAAAAGTGAGAGTGATTAATATAATGGAGCATGAAAAATTTTACACCCCATCCCCAACCTCAACAGAGTTTATCAGCGATTTGCAGTATCAATGGATGTGCGAAATACTTGATAGCTGCGATGAGAATACGTATGTTATAATAACAAAGCACTATCCTATGGAATATGCTGACGCTAATGTGTTTTGTGAGGAATTCGCACCTACCAAAGATTATCGTTGTAAAACGTATGAATCATATAGCGGTCACCTTGCAAAGATTATAGATTCGTGGATACACGGAAAGAATGTTGAGTTTGTCAATGAATCACAATTCACTCATTCTTTTGCGAAGTCACACAAAGAGAACTTTATATGCTACCTAACAGGGCACATGCACGAAGATAACTGTTTTACGGTAGAAGGCTACCCAGAGCAGGTGTGTATTTCTTTTGCTTGTACTTGCATTGATAAGAGACAACTCGTAGGTGACTTAGTGAGAACACAAGGCAGGTTAGAAGACTGCGTAACGTGCTTCAGCTACAACTGGAATACAAGGCATATTAATCTATTAAGATTAGGCTCAAACGTGACAGCTGACGGTAGGAATAGGAAGTATATATCATTTAAGTTGCCTAATATTAATTAGGCAACTTATACTTTGAGAACAAATATGACAGAACTATCAGGTTGTTCTTTGCGTAGCAATATGAATACAGATTTTTTTAAGGTGTACGGAACCAAAGAACGTAATGACAGTTTATTACGTCTATCCGATGACCACTATGTGTTGTTCTATGGTTTTCATAAGGACAATGAAAGCGATGAAAGTGGTTACTGCTGGCGTAAGGATTATGGATATAAACCTATAGAGTCAGAGCTTAAAGAAGATATTGTGGAGCATATCAACAAACTGACCGATGCGAAGATACTCACAGGATTTACCTACGAAGGAAGCCTTGTATATCTATCTGCAGAAAATCAGTTTAATTACAAAGCTGCTTTTGACTTGTGTATGCTTACGGATGGAGGAAACCTACCTGTAACGTTCAAGTTCGGACAGGAGAACGACCCTAAGTATCGTCAGTTTTATACAAAGGATGAGTTGAAAGATTTTTATTTATCTGCCATTTCGTTTGTAACCAATACGCTTGCAGAGGGGTGGGCAGAAAAGGATATGATTTATAAAAAGGATATGCAGTCATGGTTTACTTAATCATTTTATCGGTAGTGCTTTCAGTTGCAATGGCAATAGTAGCAGCTAAGAAAGCAAAGGAATTACCAGATAGTGTGAGTAGTTTCAGCTATTATGTAGGTGATGTTCGCTTCTCGTTGTGGGCAACAATGACAGCAGCAATCTTGTTATTCTCTTCTCTTCATTCTTTACCGCCTAAGCATGCTTATATTGCAGGAATGATGAGTGTAGGCTTGTTGATGGTAGCAGCTTCACCTTGCTATCGGACTGAAAACAAAGTGCTACACTATGTAGGAGGTTATCTCTTTGGATTGGCAAGTCAGATTGTAGTAGCTTTGCTCATACCATGGTTACTCATATTGTGGGTGTTGTACCCGCTTGTATTCATTCGTAAGAGCTGGAAAGAGAATGCTACATTTATTGCAGAAGGGATATGTTACATCACTTTAGTAGGCAGCCTCATCCTATCTTTACTATCGTAATTACAAACATAAACCTTTCAATCGTTTTTCCTATATTATTTTTGTAGAAATTTATTGTAAAAACAAGATGAAGAAAGTAATTAAATGGCTTAAAGAAAGTAACAGGTACAAACACCTTATAGGTGGTGTACTCATCGGTGCTGGCGCTAATAGCTTATATTGTGCAGCGTATGCAGGTATAGGAGTAGCAACCGCACTTGAACTTAAGGATAGAATGTGGGGCGGAAAGGCAGACATCATCGATTGGGGGCTGACAGTCGGTGGCGTAGCTATAGGCTTCGGAGTAAGAACGTTGGTAAAACTTCTATAATATGGCAATGGATAAAGGCATAAGAAACGCGATGATAGGTGTTATTGGGTCAATCATTGTAGCCGTTGCAGGCTCATGGGTGCAGCTTAATCAACGCATATCAATACTCGAGGTGCAAGTTATGAACGACCACCAGTTATTCGTAGGCTCTCAAGAGGATATGAAAGAAATAAAGTCGATGCTTGGTGAGATAAACATTAAAGTATCGCACCTTAATGACATCAAGGCAGACCGACCTAATATGGATAGTCATATAACACAGAAAGGAGGCGAATAATGAGAGCATCATTTAAAAGCATTATAAGCAGGTGGAGAGCGACAACGCCGAAGTTCTTTAAGAATATTGTCGTATTGGGCTCAGGTGTCAGTATTGTTGCTGTTGCTATTCATACCGCTATGACAGCAGCAGCGGCTACACCTCCAGAATGGTGGATAAAGATTTATCCATACCTCGTAGGGGCAGCAGCAGGTATGGCAGCTGTAGCAAAATTAACAAGAGAGAAGTAAGATGAGAAATATTAAATACATTGCAGTTCACTGCACTGCAAGCCATCAATCAATGACGATTGAGGGCTTAAAACAGGAGTTCAAGCGTAAAGGCTGGGTTAATCCTGGTTATCACTATGTAGTTAGCCCAGACGGCAAGATTACACAGCTTCTTGATGAAGAAAAAGTAAGCAATGGCGTTAAGGGTTTTAATTCAGTTTTAATCAATGTTGCTTATATTGGTGGCATTGATACCAATGGCAAACCCACTGATAACCGCACAGACGCACAGAAAGCAAGTTTGCGCTCGCTGATAAAGATGCTACATAAGAGGTACCCTACAGCGGTTATTCAGGGACATCGTGATTTCTCTCCAGACTTGAATAAGGATGGAAAGATAACCCCTAACGAGTGGATGAAAGCTTGTCCGTGTTTTAACGCGAAAGAAGAGTATAGAGAGCTATGAGAAAGAAAATATCCTTGCTACTATTTGTAGCGTTCACTATCGCAATTTGCGTTTACGTTTCACAACGCAAATCATCAATTGACATAAAATCCATTATAACAACGGATACTATCATTCGTCACGATACGTTAATCTATCGTACACCTGTAGTAAAAGATAGCTTGATAGTTAAGTATAAGACAGCAATCTTACCAGTGGTATGCCATGATACAATTACAAAAGAGTTTGTACGCACGGTGATGGACAGCGTTGAGGTGGAAGTTCCGATAACACAGAAGGTGTACGAAGATAGTACCTATAAAGCGTGGGTAAGTGGATATGAGCCTCAACTTGACAGTATATTTGTTTATCAGAAGACGCAAGTAATTAATAACTATATACGAGAAAAACCCAAACGTTGGGGTATAGGCTTGCAAATTGGTTATGGGTGTAATGGCAAAGACTTGCATCCTTATATAGGAATAGGAGTTAATTATAACATATTCAGATGGTAGAAGTATGAAGACGGTTGTTTTTAAAGTTGGCAAAAACGAAGTTTATCAAGAAGTCGCAAAGACCACTTCATATACAGGTGCAAAGATGGATAATGACGAAAATGCATACGATCGCATCTTTACAACTGATGAGGATAAGACAATGCTCGAACGCTTTTGGAATGAGAGTAAGAATATGATTGCTGGTAGTCTAAAAAAGCTACTAAGTTCTGAGCGTGAAGAGAATAATGAATACATATTAGAACTTGAGGTTTCCAATTCCTTTGATGACAACCTTAAGGAAAGTATGCAGCGTAGTTTGTTTAGCTTCTTTGTTATGAATATAACAAGTAAGTGGTATATATTCACAAATAAGAATGAAGCAGAAGGTTATGCAACATCAGCGGCTACGGATATGGAAGATGTTATGCGTAAAGCCTATTACAAAAAGAAACCAGTACGTCCAACATACGATTAATAACATTAAAAATAAACTATATGGCAGAAAACAAGAAAGACCTAACGGTCACCGAAGAAGTTAGAGAGCTTATATATGATGTTCAAAACAAAGCTTATCTGACAGGACAAGCAAGAGAAGCAGAAGGGAAGAAACCATATCAGGCTGCATCTAATATGCAAGCAAGTGATGATGATGAGAACAGTTATCAGATACGACGTTCCCTTGCGAATGCTTTTTCTTCTCTCAAGAGTCTTTTAGGGGAATATCTCTACGAAGATAGAAGTACGAGTAATAATCGTATGATTAGCGAAATTGATAATAATGGGCAATTGACTTTAGTTTTTAAGTTACCTTCAAATTACAATAACGCTTCTGCGGATAGTCTTGGCAATGGTATACACTCTTATTTGGTTGATATGACACTTGCCGATTGGTTTGCTATTACTAACAAAGAAGATGCAGAGGTGTATGCAGGGCATTCAACAGTTAGCCTTGAGAATGTAAAACGCGCGCTATATAAGCGGAGTCGACCAACACGCCCAACCTATTAAGTAAAGACGCTTATGAATTGTTGTAAACAGTATGAATCAGAACAGCAAAAAAAAGTTGTAACGCTGACTTTCAAACGCAAGGAACTGCTATATGATGCCAGTAACTATTCTTTTGTTGAGGCTGATATTATGC